AAAAACGGGTATGTATTCCATGCCTGTCACGTCGTCAACCTCTGACGGGCCTGTTATCAGGCCCGTGTACAGAGATCTTTCGTTGTGTTTCCAAGTTCCGCCTTCGATTGTGCGATGACCAAGAAACACGATCTGTTCGCTACTCACGCCCTCAAACTTGCTGGCAAGAAGAATGCGATCCATTCGTCAGCGGTGCGAACAATGCCGTTGTATTCAATGCGAATGCGTTCTTTATCAAAGCTCTCTGCGTCGTATTTGACCCAGAACACTCGTGGAATCTCGTATTCGTTGTCTGGCGCATAGCCAACTTGAATACCGAATCCAGTCAAGTCACGATCATCGCCCTGTAACTCATTGAAAATGATTCGTGTCATATAAGCGTCGTCATTCCAACGAGGGCGACCTTTCTCCAAACCAGCTGCAAGAATTTCGCAGATCTCGCCGCCGGCCCAGTGTGTATACAAGAACAAAGAATCAGGCTTTTCCTGGCCCATTGCGTCTTGATCAATTTGAATGTTTCCTCTAGCACCCATGATGGGTTCCTTTCGTTGCTGTCACTGTCAAAATCATAGCAGTAGTGCGCGCACTAGCCGCATTTGGCGCTAGAAATCTTTTGACCATGAATGACGCAACAAACCCACCATTTCAGCTGATTCTGGGTGAGCGTGAATCCAATCGTGACAGCTTCGACAAACAGCAAGCATGTTGTTCACATCCACGATTGAACCGCCACGCGCTCTCGTCAACGGTTCATGAATGTCCACTGACTGTCGCTGACATAAATGTGACCGGTCTATCTGTGCCACTAGACGAGCCGCCTCACAATATGGTCGCTGTTCAAGCTGAGCTGCGACGAGCTGGCGTCGCTGGCGTTGTTCTTTGGCGCGTTTCTTTGATTGCGCTCGAATAGGCGTTTTTCTTTTCAATTCCGTGGAACGTTTTAACGGGCCAGAGCGTTTCATTCGTAGTCAGACATGCAACCGCAGCCGCCCCAATCATCTTCGTCAAAGAGATCAAGTTGTGTTCCTGCCGCTTCCACTCGTTCCTTGAATCGTTTCAGAGTGACAGGTTGACCACCACGCGACGCCGTGTCACGCAGAATGGCGATATTTGAGTTCAGATGCGTACGCACTTCTTCCTCTTTGTCAGCCCATTCGTCGTAAACCTCTGGAATTGCTTTGATTGCCCACTTAAAGTGAGCTTTTCCAGCTCGTACGCACATTCCGCCACAGTTGTTGTGAGGTGCGCCGAGAGCGTACAAACGAGGCGGCTCTATGTTCGCAGCTGTTAAATGTTCATCAACGTCGCTTTTGTCGGCCATTGGTTCCCACAGCAACGGAAAATCAACTTCAATTGGATCCCAATGTTTTGCTATTCGGTCGCAGCGATGAATTTCAGTCCAGTCAATGCCAAAGTGCATCACTGAGGTTTCGGGGTCGCAATTTTCTCGCACCCATGTTTCTGAAGGTTCTTGTTTAAGAATTCGACTACATAAAGGCACCCGGTTGGTACCCAAAAAGCGCCGGTCTTTGAACACTTGCCAAATGTCACGACCGTCGGCTACTTCAACCAGCGATAACTCAAGTTTTTCTGCCCCTTCACGCAAAAAGCGGTACAAGTCCGCATCTTCAGTCTTTGTGTCAGTGAAAAGAAGCGTGATGTTGTTATTTAAGTCATCGCCAAAACGTTCTTTAACACGCAACGCAGCCAACCACGAGGCTTTGCCGCCGCTATACATCACAACATGATCAGTCATTGCGTCACCCGTGAATTGCAAATTGAGGAGTTACAACAGCGTGCCACACCATGCGATGATGAAACACGCACAACCACGCTTTGGGCCAATTTTCGGGGTCGTCTTGATCTGGAAGTGAGTCAGCAAAACTGCGTGGCATGAAGTGATGCAGCTCTGTGTCAGTTCTTTCACACAACTTGTGAGCGCATTCAGGGCCGCCTTTGGCAACTTGAATGCGGTGATCCAGAGCTGGTTCTAAAAACGTGCTTTTGTTAACCACTCGACTGTGAATCTCAAACGCATTCATCACGTATTCGTCATACGCTGCGTCATACGCTTGACGAGCTTGTTCAACTTCTTTGTGACTGACATTCCATATTGGTGGTTTGCCTTTACCAGTTGAACGTCGTAGTTCTTCGCCGCAACTGGGACAACGCAACCGATATTGGATGGACGGGTACTCGTCGCTGTGATTCCTCAAACGATATTGCCAAAGCACAGCGAAAACTTCTGGACAGTCAAAGTCGTTGGGGTCGCTGCAATTTGGGCATATTGGTCCACAACTAAGGCCGTCAACGTCATGATTGCCGGCGGCTATGTGATTCACGTTCCAACACGGCCATTCGTTGTTTGCTGTCATCTTGTTCCTTTCGGGGATTCATCCACGCTGTGGGACAAATTCGTAATTGGTGACACTCGCACCAAGATTCAAAAAGTTGTTTCTGTTCATTCATTCGTTTCGTCTATCTCTAAATCAAAAAGCGAGTCAGCTGCGTACGTTTCATTGTTCGTCCACAGTTCCCACGCTTCGGTCACCGCTCCGCTACCAGGAAACAAGTCGTCCATTTCGTCGTCAGCTGTAGCTCCGAGAGCGTCAAACAGCCACCAACACACGTTTCGAGGCTTGGCTCCTTTCGTGCCTTTACGCATCGCCATGTTCTCGTCAAGCCAGTCACGCAGCGAATTTGCTGGTTGTCGCAGAGGTTTGACGATCACTGGTTCCCATGCGTATTGCAGCTGAGCGCCTGGTTTCCAGCTACAAAACGGTTTGACCCAACTCAAAATCCGGTAGTCAGCTGAGGTCAAACCAGCTCGGTGAACGATATCCAGCACTAGATGAAGGGTCGGTGTGCCGGTGTGCAACACAAAACCGTCGTAGTCCTCGAGAATTTTGTCGACAAGCTCGACGTGATCGACTTCGCCACCGAAATCGGGATGATGCCGGTAGTGACGAGCCGCCAAACCCGGATAGGGCGGATCAGCGTACGCAAACTTCATGATTCGTCAGCTGTCAGCAGATGCAGCGCCAAAATTGCTTGCTGCGGTACGACCCCGTTGCCGAGACATGAGAGCGCACGATTGCGTTGCGGAATGTGATCACAAACCCAGCCTTCTGGTAGCCCCATCATCCATTCAACGAAATGAGGCGAGAGCTTGTCGTCATCAACTGGGTTTGGTGCTACTCGTCCAACAACTCGTTCCCATCGTTCAATGGCTGGTCTGTAGTCTCCCCATTCAATCTCGCTAGCGCATTCTCCAGATTCTGTGGCTGATCCAGAGGGCGTTCCCACACGTTCATGTTGCGTGTCTCCCCGTTCTGCGCTCTTGGTGTTGGCAGCGTCTTGACCGCTATCGGCAGCGGAGTGCCGGCGTAGTTGTTCTGTCGATCTCGTCGTTCTTGCCAGCTCGTCGGATCCTCGCTGTCGTTGAACAGACCAGCGTTCGGTGTTGGCAGCAGGGCTATTGTCCCTGCCAAACGCTTCTTCGCTGCGATTTTCTCGTAATTCGTGTTCGGTCCCGTGTCTTTGTAGTCTCTCGCCGTCGGAGTCGGTAACAGCACCGCTAGCACTTCTTCCAGATTGCCATGCCAGTCTTGACGTGCTTTCACTCTCGCTCTGCTCAGAGCTTCGCGTGGTGTCGGTAGCGAGGCAGAACCATCGCGCACGCTGGTGAGGAGCATGGGCGTCGGACGCTCTGATAATTCCCCAAGAACTGTCATACCCCAGTTCGGTAAGCGCTCCAACAATTCCGCCTCCCCAAGGAGTGATTGCTGCGACATTCTCCAAGAACACGTATCTGGGTCGAACCACGCCAACACTGTCGGCGATCCAGCTGAATATGGCTCGGTCATCTTCGTTACCCCTCCTATATCCTGCCAAGCTGAAGGGCTGACAGGGAAATCCTGCACTTATGACATCCACTGGTTCTAGATCATGTGGATTTAATTCGGTCAAATCGTGGTGAGCTGCGGCGTCAGGCCAATGCGTAGCCATCAGCTGCTTCGGCGTTTCAGCGTTGTCGCACCACCAACTCAGCTCCGCATCAAAGAAAGATTCAACGGCCAGGTCTAACCCACCGTAGCCAGAACAGAAGCTGCCAACTGTGGTCATAGATCAATTCTCCAGCGAACTTTGGGTTCTGGCGGCCGGCGCTGATTGCCGAACAGATCTTCTTGAATGCGAGTTCTTGACGGTCGATTCCACGACTGTTGAGCGTCAACCATCTGATCAATTTTCCAATTGGATGCTTTCAGTGACGCTCCGCTTTCTGATTGCAGCGTGTATGTAATAACCGCATCAAAGCCCAACGCTCTGCAAGCTCTGACGCACGCCCCATACAGCATGGAACAGGCGTTAGCTGCACCGTTTGTGCAACAGCGACTGATTTCAGCTGTGCGACCGTCGTCCAACATGCGAGCGGTTGGACGATCAACAATGGCGACGCCAATGGTTTCTTCGTTGTCGTCAACTAAGCGACAAGCAAACAAACCAAATCGTGGCGGCAGATTGTGACGGTGGTGCGTGCCAACAAAAATGCGTGCGTCTTTCAAAGAACAAGGTCGAATCTTCACAGTTTCAATACCTCTTGCGCTAATCGTTCTACTGCTACCTCGCAGTAGCGTTCTTCGATCTCAATGCCGATGGCTTTCCGTCCGAGGTCTTTCGCGGCTCGCAGCGTCGAGCCTGCCCCCATGAACGGGTCAGCGATCATTCCCGGTGGGCAGTAGGAAATGAGTGCTTGCAGTAAGGGCACCGGCTTCGGCGTCGGATGATCTGGCCGTTTAGAAGAACCCGCAGAAAGACTGTCTATGGAGTAAACATTCGCACGCCGCTTCCCTACCCAACCTTTGCCGAGAACATAGATTTCCTCATGGGCTGACCCCCACGGCAATTTAGTGTCTCCGAGTCCAGGGCTGTTTCCCTTATGCCAGATAAGAAGTTGCCTTGTCGCCGCGGGTCGCGGCTTTTTCCACGTTCCGAACACCAACGCTGGGCGATCACCCCAGTAGTCAAGAATCTCGTCTCTGAGACTCGTATCCTCGTCGCCTTTAATTGGTTTTCTTCCATCTCTCAACGGAAAATTAGCGGTGAACGACATTCCGTAGGGAGGGTCTGTCACTAAGACATCTGCTTCAAGAGTCGGCAGTATCTCGCGGCAGTCGCCGTGATAGATCGTCACGCTGTCGTCCTCGTAATACGGTTTCATGGCTGACAAGTCCAATACAGCCAAGAATCGTTGCCGACTTTCCAAGCGTGATGCGCCATAGCAATATTTACTTTCGGATCAAGAATGCGCGCCCACACGTTTGGCGGCCACGCTTGTTCCCAAACATCATTTATCTGAAACAAGCCTCTGTCGATAGTTCCGTTGGTATTTGGGCGACTCACAGCGTTTGGTTTCATGCTGGATTCACACGTCGCCACAGCAATGGCTTCTTCGCAATCCCATTCCCATTTTGAATCGCAGATCAACTGTTCCAGCTCGGTTTTGGGAACGTATGCAGTCAACGCAAAGCGAATCGTTGGCAAACTGACCCACGGTTCCACAACGGTTGCAATCACATGAGGAACTTTCCTCATTGACACGGGCGCAATGGTCGTTGACGTAGACGTTGTGGGAGGTACAGTCGTGATCACTGGGGCAGCTGTTGTGACGGGAATAACAGTGGGCGCAACGTCCAGCAACTTGACCGAAGTTCCTTGGCGGCCTACTCCAAAAGCGAACACGGCAAACAGAGCAGCAGCTGCCCCTAATTTCGCAAAACGTTTCATGTTGGTCGATATTCTCCTCGTTGCCAACGATCAAATTGTTCGGGCCGGCAAGCCTCGCAAGGGTGAGCGATCCACTTCTCCCAATTGACAATCACAAAACCGCTCTCGCAGTTCGCACAAGCGTTTGTTCTGTCACGTTGCGCCGCAACGGTCATTCGATTGCGTTCGTTGACGGTTTCGGCTTTGAACTCCGCAAGCGTTGGACAGCGTTGCCAATTGTTGAGAAACCAGTCCACTGTTCGTGAAACAACCGAGTTTTCTAGATCAGCCCATGATTGGAGCCACGCAGCTCGGTGATCTAGTTGTGCTGGATATGCAGCGACCAGACGATCAAAGCAGTTTTCGTGGATGTTCACTGTCTGTCCCTTGTGTTAGTTGTCCAATGTTGCTTGCAATTTTCGGATGAATCCAGGCTTCCGCCGCTTCTCTTTGTTGTCGCTGACTTGCGCTTGAGTATGCGCGCACGAAAGCAATGCGATCCCCAGTTGGGTTTGTTGACTCGCATAGCGCCGGCCAACCACCGCAAGCCTCAATCGCTGTTTGAAACAGCGACGGCAAAGATCGTGCTCCAGCGGCTCTGCCTTGGGTTCTGATTCGCTCGCTTACAATGCCCCACGCCTCCTCTGCGGATGGCTGAGAAGCGTTCTCAAGCGCAGCTGAACGCAATGTGGCTATCGCAGGGAAGTAGCGTTCATTGGAAATAACTTTGTTGACCGCTGATGTCAGCTGTTCGCTTGTCAAATCCCGAAGTGATGTCAAGTAGATATCAGCTTGTTCTTTGTTCAAGTCTTTGCCGAAAGCGAGAGCCAGTTTTGCGATGGCAGCAATCGCGTGTTTGCGATTCTGTGATTCGTCAATCATTGAGTCCTTCTTCTTCAACGAGCTGGCGCAGCACCGAAATTGTCCCCATGCCGCTTTGACTGGAAACAGTTTGCTCGTCCTCCCAACGATGATCACGCAACCATCGTTCGGGGTCTTTCCGATATTTCTGTTCGACGTTGATTTTCTGGGCTATCGCAGCAGCTATGACAACGTTGGCTGTTTCCTCGGTCGTAACTTGTTTGATCCACTGAACTTTGGCGTTCTTCTTGCCACGCTTCTTGTCGTACGCATCCCAGAACGTGTCAAACAAAGCCAAAACTCGCTCTTGTTCTTCTTTCTTTCTAGGTTCTTCTATTAATAAGTTCAATGGGCGCGCGGTCTTGCGCGACTCGTCCCGCGCAGTCTCGCGCGAGTCCCCCCGCGCAGTATGGCGCGCCTTGTCGGGGTATCTGAGTTCATAAAAGTTGCTGGTCTGTCGCCCCTTTTGAAAGCGAGGAGTGACAACTAACAGATTGAGTTTCTCTAGTTCTGCTCTGGCTCGGCGGACAGATCCGTCGTTCGTTCCTTCAGGCATAAGTTCGACGAGCCGCCGAGTGCTAGGCCAACAACAGTTCTCACGATTAGCGAATGCAGCTAATCCGATCCACAAACGCAAAGCGGTGGGTGACATTGGCACATTCAGAATCTGAGCTGGAACGCTAATCCTGTCTGGTTCCCAACGGCGCGTTTTGGTAGTGTTTGTCACTGTCATCCTTTCGTCCTGACCCACAGGCGATGTATTACAAAAGACCCACCGGCAAAGTTGAAGCGCCGGTGGGTCTTTTATCTTAGTCAGCTGAATGTTCGGTCAAGGCATCCAACGGCAGAGCGCCATCTTCTACGTCTTGCAGCTTCTCAGCGAACGTCAAACACTCATTCATTTCGGTTTCGCTGATCGAAATGATGGGCTGATCGCCGCCTGTACGTTCACGATGATCAGTAACAACGACAGCTTCCCAAATCTCTTTGGCAGCGTCTTTGTTACCGTCGCAAGCGTCAAGCAGACGTTGTTTGGCTTGTGGAGCCGCAACGGACACAAACTCGTCCATCATGTCCCACTCGTCAACAACATCACCACGATTGTCAGTAACTGCCCCGAGTTCTTCAGGCACGTAGCTGACACCAAGAATGACATCGCCAAACAAAGCACGACACAGCTTCGCAACCGCTCGCCATTGCAGCATGTCTGATTGATACTGTTTCCAGTTTTTCTTGTTCGTCAAACCAGCTGCGGCAGCGTCATTCATGTCGAACGTGGCCGTGTGTTCGTCGCCGTTGTCGGCTCTCGTACCCATTGCGCGGGCTGCACCGTCGCTGAAGTCAATTTCAACGCTGTGACCAGCACCACGAACAAGTGCAAGCATCGCCTCTGGACGCATTGACGTGGTTCCTTCAATGATATGAAAGTTGCGAATTGAGGTCGCAATGTCCCAACCGAATGCTTGACCAGCTAGCCCTGCGGCAATCAAGTTGGCAGGGTTGCGTTGATATGCAGCAGGAATGATGCCGGCTTGCGCCATCATTTCGGCTTGTTCAACCATCATGCGCCACTCAGCTCGCTTGTCAACACGATCAGCGACCGATATCGCTTCCGCTTCGTAACGTTCTACGTCGGTCATAGCGTCGGCACTCCTTTCTGAATGGAAAGAGCGGTTCTCCATGCTTTCTCGCAATACTCATCATCACTGATGTCAAGTTTCTTGAGTTCAGCCCAACGTGGTTCCATACGAAATGCTTTCTTCAGCAGCTGAGACTTCGCCTCGTCGCTTGACAACAGTTCGCCAGTTTCAGGAACGACACGATGCTTGGGATCGCCAGAGGCACGTTCAACGGCCAGGATCAGCCCATCACGGTCAATTGCTTTACGGCTCACACGCTTTTCAGCTGTGAACACATAGTTGGTTTCTCCGATGGCGACGTTTGCGGTGCCGCCATTCGACATGAGATATTCAGCAACTTCGTCTTGCATGTAACCAAGAGCGGCGCTGACATGATCGCTGTGTTCTTTGAGTTCTGGCAACATTCGTGCCAGCTCGGAGGGCGTAGCGTCAACGGTGTTGACCCAATTACTGATCGCAGCTAGCGAGTCAATGACGACTCTTGCAACGTCAGTGTCAGGGCCAACACTGTCAAGACTTGCCCGTAGTTCACGCAGAAGTTCTGCGTTCTTTGGGTCTGTCATTAGTGTTTGTCCTTTCTGTTTGATAACACCAGTCTGACCGCAGGATGAGACATCCAACGGCCAGAAGTCACCATCAAACAAGCTGTATAAATGAGGGCTTTGTGCTGTCTGTCCCGCCGCCGTACTTAATCAGAGCGTCAAGTTCTAGGTCTGACATCAACGGAATGTTCGCAATGCGTCCTGTGCCGTTGTTGTCGTCGCCTGAGACTTGTTGAACCCACATGCTTTCGTTGTTTGGAAAGTTGATCACTTTGATGAATGTGAGTCCGTCGCTTTCGATTTTGTAGGGTGGCGATCCGTAATAAGTTGTGGTCGGTTTCATGAATTGGTCGCCTTCTCATCTGCTGCAACTGATCGTTCAAGACGAATCCACTCCAAGTTCTTAACGAGAAGTTTCAGCTGGTCAGACACCCAATCATCAGGGCGTTCGTAATTAACGGACCACGTTTGCTGCTTTAGTCGTTCGTCAAAGTTGTCCAAGATTCGAACGATGTAGGCGGCTATCAGCTGATCAAAGTTGCTGTTGCCGTTAAGCAAGTCAACACGTATCAGTTCGTACAAAGCGTTGGACACGCTTTTCGTTATGCGATCGCGGTCACTCATGATGTTCGCACGCTTTCTTGAAACTCAAGTCCGCACGAGTCGCAGACGTGTTCAGAGTTTTGCCAAACGAGACAGTCAGGGCATTCAAGCTGTTCTATTTGCTCAAAACCGAGATCCTCCCATGTGCAACGGCCATTGGCCTTTGTGCCAATAATTTTTGCAATGAGAGTGCGACGACGCGCCCACTGAGTATCTTCTTCAGTGATTTCTACGCCGTCGCCCTCTCCGACTTCAACGTTTTCAAAGCAAACTTTGCAAACAAGTTCGTCGTCGTGGTACGTGGAGTATGCGTTGCAGCATTTCGTCATGGTCGTCATTAGGAAACCACCGTTACTTCTGTGTCAAGCGCAGCGAAAGTGATTGTTTCTAACTCGTTGGCTTCAACGGGGCGAAACGTAGCGTGATCACTTGCGACTCGGCCGCCAGTCATTGCCTTCAGAGGGCGAACTCGCAACTTGACGGGCGTTCGCGACAAACTTTTAGAAGCGAGAATCACTTCGCACAGTTCCATTTGTACGGTGCCTGTGATGTCGGTTCGTGTGATCACAATTCGATCACCAAGTCCAAGCTCATCCGCTCTTTTGGTTTTCAACGGAGTGGCTGATACTTGATTTGCATTATTTAGTTTGAGCATTGAAAGCTCTCCTTGTTGGTTGCTGTCGAAAATCAGTCTATCTGACAGTGGCTGCACTATCAAACATCCTTGTTTGTGGGGTCATTTCCCGTGGTTTTGCTAATACTTCAACACGGTCAGCACTAGTGCTAGGCTGTGGTTTCCCAAAGAAGGAGAATCATGGGCTTCGATAACACAATGGCACTCAGCGGGAACTTGACAAAAGATCCAGAAATTCGGGATGCCGGCGGCTCTAAGGTCTGCAATTTCCGCATTGCATGGAACTCAAAAGACAAAAACGGGCAATCAGTCGGTCATTTCTTTGACTGCGTAGCCTGGAACGAGCTGGCAGAAAACATGACCGGTTGGCGGAAAGGCGATCGCGTGATTCTGCATGGACGATTGACGTACTCCGAGTGGGAAGCCGACGAAGGCAAACGGACAGCAACTCGAATCACGGTCGAAGACGCTGGATTATCCGTCAAATGGGGGCCAAGTAGTCAACGACCATCGGCACCAGCGACACCCGGACCGCTTGACCGAATACCAGACGAGGAACCTTTCTAGGGTGCAATACGTCATTGAGCTGCATGGCTCACGTCCGTGGACTTCCAACACAGAACGTCGTTGGCATCACATGGAACGTGCGCGTCATGTCAAAGACATGCGCGAATCATTCGGTTGGATGGCTAAAGCACAACAGCTGCCCGAATTACCAGCGGTGAAGATTTACGCCACGCCTTTGGCAAAGAACAAACGCAACATGATGGACGTGGGAGCTTGTTTCCCAGCCGTAAAAGCGGCCATCGACGGTTTAGTCGACGCCGGCGTTCTTATCGACGACGATCCTCGATTCGTTCGAGCGTTGACGTTTTTCCCCACCGAAGTAGGCGAGCTGGACGGTTTACGTCTGGTCATTGAGGAGATTGAATATGTCGTCAGCTGAACCCCTGTATCAAGTCGACATTGAACAGCATCTTCTCAATTTAGGTAGCCGGCTCGAAAGCGAAGTCGAATCGTTCGCCAAACTCACCGTAGATCGAGCTGAAGCAGAAGCTGAATACAAGCGGTTATATCATCGAGCGATAGTCAAATCACCAGAGGGAACGGTCAGTCAGAAGGAATCACTGGCTCATCTAGCCTCAGCTTCGGCTTTTCATGCCTGGAAACTCGCAGAAGCACAAGAAAAAGCGACTCAGCAGAAGCTGATGGCGCTACGAACACAGATTGATTCAACAAGAACGATGGCCGCCAATGTGCGAGCCGCAGGAGGCTGACATGCCGAGAATACAAACCGACGATCCGCTGGACATTCAGCTGGTTGCAATGGCCGCAGAAATGACCGACGACATTTCGCACTCGAACGAGAGACTGCGACAAGTAGCGAAAGACCGGCGAGCGTTGTTCGCCGAGCTGAAAAACCGCGGTTACACGTACCCACAGCTGGCTGCGGCAACTGGTTTACACAAGATGACCATTCAACAAGAAGTCAGAAAATATCGGGCTGAACAGTCAGCTGAACAACATTTTTCCACATGATCACGCACAAACCGCTGAAGGGGTCTACCCTGTCGGATCATGGAAAAACGGAGTGTATATCAACGATACTCCGCTTTCGACTTCAAAGAATTTGCAGCACCGCCACCGCTCCCGGTGCTTATCCGGCGGCACCGGAAATGCAAAGATGCGCCTTTGGACTGGTTTTATCCAGCTCAAGGACTGCCACCAAAAGGCAAAAAGCTCTGTGATGTCTGCCCGGTGCAAGGTCATTGCCTTGAATACGCCATTGAACACAACATTCATTACGGATTATGGGGCGGACTAACAGAAAGGCAAAGATTCAATGTCAAACGCGCCCGAAGGGCAAACGGCCAGCTCAACGCCAGCTCCGAGCCAGCTCCAGACCAGCTCGCCACAGATTGAGCTGGTTCCAACTGACCAAAACCGCATAAAACCGCACCCGGACAACGCTCGCCGAGGCAATATTGACGCAATTCAGCAATCAATTCGAGCCAACGGTTTCTTTGGTGCGCTGGTTGTTCAGCTCAGCACCGGTCACATTCTGGTTGGCAATCACCGCTTTCGAGCGGCGCAGGCCGAACAGCTGGCCGAGGTGCCGGTCATCTTTATCGACTGCGACGACGATGAAGCCAAACGCATACTTCTAGCGGATAACCGTACATCAGACCTCGGTGTTTACGACGACGAGCTGCTTCTCGAACTGCTAACCGACGTTCAAGCTCTTGATCAGCTCGACGGCACCGGTTGGGGCGACGACGACATAGCCGAAATGTTAGCCAGCTTGAACAATTTGCCTGATCTAGACACCGATCCTCAAGATTTGAGCGTTGATTATCAGATTGTGGTGATCTGTGAAAGCGACGAACATCAACGCCAAACGCTGCAATTCTTGGCCGATAACGGTCTAAACGTGAAAGCGTCGCTGCTATGACCGCTCACGAGCTGAAATCAACCATCGAGGTCAGCCCTCGAGTCCTACAAGTTCGAGGAATGTTCGACCTCGACGACGATCACGGAACCCACACCGTTATTGAACATGAGCCGGTTGAACTAGACCAACCCTGGAACGTCGGCCTCATCGTCGGCCCCTCCGGAACCGGTAAATCAACCGCAGCTGACCGACTGTTCGGAATCACCGAACCAGCTGAACACAACCCAACAGCTGCCGTACTCGACTTATTTCCCGACCAGCTCGACACAGACAAAATCACGGGATTACTGACTTCCGTAGGGTTTTCCTCGCCTCCGGCCTGGTTACGACCAATCAACGCTCTGTCGGTCGGTGAACGTTTCCGGGTAGAAACAGCGCTTGCGCTGGCCCGAGCTGGCGACGAGCTGGTTTGTCTCGACGAGTTCACCTCAGTGGTCGATCGAACCGTCGCACAAGTCGGTTCAAATGCGGTAGCCAAACACGTACGACGCGAAAACCAGCAGCTCGTGGCGGTCAGCTGTCACTACGACATCGCTGAATGGTTACAACCAGACTGGACATTAGACATGCTTGACGGCACTTTCACTTGGAGGTCGGTTCAACCCCGTCCACAAGTCAAATTCGCTATCAAACCCTGCGACCGTAGTATTTGGCGCACGTTCTCTCGTCATCACTATCTAAGCGACGTACTGGCAAGCCATTGTCGATCCTGGTTAGGCACAATCAACGGCATACCAGCGGCACTACTCGCTGAAATGCGTCAACCACACGCCAAGGCGAAGAACATTCGTCGCTGTTCCCGAATCGTTGTCACACCAGACTT